GTCTACAACCTCAAAAACCTTGTTGTTCCAGCCGTATCGGTCAATGTCAAGATAAACCGTATCGCCAGTCTGCAATTCAAATGCTGATAACTTGAAACTGCCAGTGACTGTGATTTGCTGGCGCATCTTCTCAAGATCAATCTTGGCAAGGCGCTGACAAGTTGCAACCGAAGTTGTAAACGGGAATTGAATGTCTTTCCAGATCGTTTCGTTGTCCTGTGCCGCATAGGTTGCGTTTGTGACAGGTGGGAAACTGCTTAGTTGATAAAGCGCATTTGGCTCAGAATATGTGCCTTTGACAGCGTTGAACAAGTCACGGCGAGACAACGAGCCTTGAACAGAAATCTCACTCACGAAGTCATCATCTGTCAGCGTGACTGTTGGTGTGCGGTATTCAGCAACCTTCAAAGTCCATTTGCCGCCAACATAAGAAAGCTGACCGCCGCAAGAGGTAAGCATCTTGCCAAGAATGTCTTTAGGCGTTTCGCTTGTTTGGAAAGCGCCATTGAGCGTGTAACGGCTTTCAGTGCCACCAGCAGCCAATGAAACAGATTCGTCGCATACATCCGCAGCAGCAATGAAAGAATCGTCATCAATCTCTGACGTTGTAGCGCCAAGGCCATAAACTGTGTTTGTCAGATAGTCACGGACGCACAATGCAGGGTTGTTTGAGTATGCAGTCGTCAAAGTGCGAGGGTCGTACAGTTTTTTACCTTCAATCTCAACTGTAAGGTTTGGTAAGCCTTGAGGAAATTTATCCTGATCGAACACCAAACGAGCGCCAAGCGTTGCCAAGCCTTTGAACGAATACGCGCTTGCACTTGTTGAAGCAAACAATTCCATTGGAGATTGTGTTGCAGTGCCAAGCAAATAATCAAAGTTAATCGTGCTTGTACTGCCTTTGTAATCAATCGTGTAGATGCTTCCGCTTGTTGTAAGCGTGAATGGCTCATCGTTTACATATACACGGCTGACCGCGTTGATTTCATGCCCTGCAAGCACAATGCCAATGTGCATGGTTTCGTTCTTTGAGCCTGTGGCTTCCATGTGAACGATTGAACCGCCGACACGGGTTTTGCCGTAAACAACACGGGCATCAGCAGCAGGGTTTCTGCTTGAGACAAGTTGTCCTCTTAGTTGGTCACTTAGGTTGTATTCTTCAGGTGTTTTCGCCGTTAACTGCCCAACAATAGAGGCAGCCGCCGCCATTGCAGCAGCAGTACCAACAGCAGACCAAGCAAAAGCAGCTCCACCAGCATAAGCAACAGCAGCATAACCAATGGTCGCAACAGCAGCAACTGTGACAGCCGCTTTGAAAACAGAACCTAGACTAAATCCCATTATCTACCCCAAGAGATTTGGCGGTCTTGCAACTGCGCAACACCTGACAACGAATTATCGCCAGAATATCGGTCTAGTTGGTCTTCATTCGTCAAACGAATTGGCCTTGCGCGGTCTAAGTCAATCAAGACGTTTTCAATGCTGATCGCAATGGTCGCAACCTGACCGTTTTCTTGCAGAGTCATCACATCCATGCGCCCTGCAAAAATCTGATACATATCAGAAACAGGTTGGTTTTGAGTATCTAAAGCGCCAAGATAAACCTTTGCAGACCTTCCGCGATAGTTCTCGCCAAGCATCACTGCAATGATTGTTGAATCAAGACCTGAAAAAGTCACTGTCATGCCGTTTGCAGACATATCAGCAGGCTCAGAAGTGCCTGAAATGCTCATTACAAGCCCAGAGCCAGTCCAAGTCTCACCATTGGCCTCAATCTCATCGTAGCCAGTCCAAAACCGCAAATCGCCTGAGTCAAACAACAACTCAACGGCGTAGAAAGGCTTTAGCTCATTGGCAGCAAACTCAGTTGCAAGAGCAGAAGGCAAAGTCCGTGACATTACATAGCCTCTCTAGCTGGAAACGTCATGCCGTAAATGCTGGCCTCGTTGACGTTCCAATCTTGCTGACTTGTTGACAAACGGAATAAGCCTTTCGGATTGCTTACAACAATTGCAGCATTGTCAGATGGTGCTGAACGCAAATCAGGCCACAAGGTCAAAGTCGCATTGCCGCTTGAGTCTGAATTAACGTCATCCAAAACCTTGTGCAATTTTGCAGTATCGCCAGAGCCTAGTTGAATGTAGTCACCAGCCTTCAAAATGCCAGTCGTGTTGATCGTCCAACCGTCAGTGATTAGTTGATTCCCCGTTTGACTTGCGCCTTTAACCAAAGGTGTGCCAGTAGCAACGCCACGGGCTGTGCCACCATTAGGGTCTCCAAGCAGGAATGTGCCATAAGACCCATTCAACTTGAGCAAAAACGAAATCCAATATTCGGCTTCTTCTCGTTTCATTGGCGGCAATGAAATCTCAGCTTCCCAAAACTGACCTGTGTATTTATACACCTGTTGTTTAGCAGTAAAAGGAGACTGAGAAATGCCGACCACGTTGTTTGCAGCAAGGCGAACCTTGGCAATGCCTGTGGTCGTTGGTAATGCGAGTGGATATGTAACTGCCATGTTATGCCATCATCTTTCCGTAGTTACCACCACGCAATTTGGCATCAGCGACAGCCGCTTTTGCTGCATTTGAGATTTGTGGCATCAAGCCCATTATCTCAGCTCTGACTGTCTGTTGAACGCCTGTGGAGACGTTGATTGTTTGATTCACTGTTACGCCACCGCCACCAATCTCATTGTTTGGCGTGATTGAACCAGAACCATAAGGCGTGAAGATTTCAGGGCCATTTTCACCAACAACATAAGAATTGCCAGATGTAACAGGGCCACCCATAGCTCTGAATCCGCTTGTGTTGATTCCACTCTCAAACTGACCGCCTGAGTTGAAAATAGAACTAAGCGCAGAGGTTCCAGCACTGACCAATGGGTCTGTGATTGAACGCTGAATCTGAATCCGAATCAAATCACGGATGATTGATTGCGCCATGTCAGCAAATGAAATCTTTCCACCCATCGCGGCATCTGCCATGATGTTTGTGAAATCACGACCCCAACCTTCTGCCGCATATTTCAGCTCTGCCAGTTGGTCTTTTACAGGGTCTGTGTTTTTCTTGAAGTCTTCAAACGCTTTTGCGCTGGCGCGGTCATACGTTTCCCACTCAATAGAGCCTTCATTCACCAAGACGTTCAATTCCTTGATTGTCTCGTTGTAAATCTCCATTGGAGTGCGCATTTCCTCGGTGATTTTCTTGCCTTTATTTAGGCGATCAACCTTCTCTTGGTGCGCTTTCTTTGCTTGGTCATCAGCTTCACGCGCCGCTGCATCAAGCTCACGATCTTGCGCAGCCAGAATAGATTTCTGGCGCAATAATTCCTCATATTGCTTGATTTGTGGCTTAGTGACGCCTTCCATGCGTGCGAACTGAGCAATAGCAAGCTCGTTCTCGCCTTTTGTCATCTTCAAGATTTCGTCATTAACGTCTTGAAGTTTCTTGGATACTTCCTCGGCAGCTTTTGCAATCTTCGGGTCAATAGGTGGAAGCTCAATTTTTCCAGATTTGTTATCAATCCTTCTTACTTCAGCTTGAGAATTGACAATTCCAGTTGCAGATAGTTGTTGCGCTTTCCATACATCGCTCATGACCCGATTGAATCGCTCAAGAATTGGCGTTGCTCTTTCTCCAAATTCCTTTTGGATGTGCTGACCAATTCTTGTCAGATTATCATTAAAGTCGCCAGATTGTTTTGCAAATTCTTCGCTGATACTTCCGCCAAACTCTTTGATTCCAGCGGAACCTTTGCTCAGAAATTCGTTCATATTCGCACCAGAACGACCAAACAAGGCCATTTGGTACTGAGTCTTTACCGCGCCATCTTCAACGCGAGAAAACGCGTCTGCAACGTCACCAAGAATGTCTGTTGTTGGGCGAATGTTGCCTTGCGCATCTTTAACCGAGATGCCAAGATTTGAGAACGCAATAGCTTGGTCTTTGCTGCCAGAAGCAGCTTCTGCAATCGCTTTGTTTAAGCGTGTCAGAGAAGATGCGAATTCTTCTTGAGATGAGCCAGCCAATGCTGCTGTATTTGATAGCGCAGAAAGCTCACTAACAGCGATGCCTGTTCGCTTTGAAAGCTCATCCATCCTATCAGCAACATCAATCAGCCCTTTGGCTAATTGAGCGACTTGGATAGCTGCGAATACGCTAGTCAGTCCAGCCAGCGTATTGCTCAACAAAGACGAAGATTTCTGAATCCCGTCTAAACCACCTTGAACGGATTTAAATGCAGCGCCTGTCTTATCCGTTGCAACTATGTCAATTTTTAGGTCTTGCGCTGCCATCTTTGCTCCGTTCCCGCTGAATCTTCAGCCAGATTTGCCATTCGAGGAACTCCTCAACGTCCATCTCCTCAATCTCTGAGACTGTTTTGTGCAGTTTTTCAGCAAGAAAGAAGATAAATTGACGTTCAGGAGTCTCAATTAGTTTTTTTCAAGTGCCTCAAAGTCAACACGCATGATCTCGGCAGAGATTTTTTCCAAGATGCGTGAATCCACAGCATTTCGGAGCGCGTGTTTGTCTTCAATGGTGAACAGCTTTTCGCCATTCTTATCTAGCGACTTCATCACGACCAATTCAACCAAAGCGTCAATCTCACTTCCAGTCACTTTCGTGACAGCTTGGAGTTTTGCCTTGTCTTTCAGCGTGAATGGCTCGACGTAGATAACAAGAGGCCCATTTTCATCACCCCATTCCGCAACCTCAATGGTCTTGGTTTTCAGGGTTTTGAAATGGGCTTTAGCGAGTTCAATCGCTTTCATTAGGCAGCAGTGCTAAGTGACAAAGCGCCAGTGCCTTGCAATGTCAATGATGCTTCCACCATGCCATCGCTAGAACCGTTGATTGTCAAACCAGTGACCAAAGCTGTGCCTGTGTAGTATTTGTCGCCAGTAGAAGCGCCTTCAGGGTAAACCGAGAAAGTAACGCTAGAACCAACGCTCAAAGCAGTTTGACCAGCGTCAGTCTCATCCCAGAACACATCCACAGAACCTGTAAATGATTTCAAGCCTGTTTTGTATGTGCGGCTAGAGTCGCCCATAGTTGTGTCTTCGATGGTGTCTGCTGTCTCGCTGATCGAGTAGCTACGGATTTCGCCAACGGTATCGCTGCCGACTTTGATTGTGCCTTCTGAGCCTGTATGAGTTGCCATGATGTTTCCTTAGTGGAATTGAGCGCCTTAAACAGCGCCACGGGTGAAATTATATGAAACTCTGACCGTCAAAAGCACACCGCCAACGGGTGCAATCGCGCCTTCATCAGTTTCAACTGTAATGACTTGCGTGTCCAATGCGTAACCGCCACGAGTGCGGTCTGCGTCTAGTGCTTCCTCAAGCGATTCAATGAGAGCGTTTCTATCTGTGTCAATGGTCACGCCTTTGACGTAGCCAATCAGCTTGTAATCAATCGTGCCAATACGTTTGATCGTACTGCCACCAATGGTCACATCTTCTCGGTTTTCCTCTGACGTTTGCACAATAACCGCTGGAAACTGTGCATTAGATAGCTTCGTGAAGTCAAAAGGCTCACGGGTCACAAGTTGAACGGCTGAAATGCCATCAATGGTTGTGACTAAGTTTGCTGCAATTGATTCACGCTTGCTCATTTGAAATCTCTCTGAAAGAATCTAGACAACGCATCTTGCTCTTTAGCATTGAAGCCAAAGAACGGCCTACGCTCGTCATTAAATGCAGCCTTTTTCGCTTCTGTCGCCCGACCGAAATAAATTCTCGCAGTGTTTTGATTCAAAGCCCGTTGCTGGATGCTTGAAAGCATACTGCCAGAGACATTTAAATTCACAACGCCAGACTTATCGCCACCGAATCCACGCCGTGTTGGTGTTGCTTGCCAACCTTTTGCTTTCATCTTCCTGTAAGCAGGAGAATATGGCGCAAATGGCCCAAGATAACCAACGCCTTTTTCGGTGCGGTCTAGGATAATCTGCGTTCCGTACTGCGCCGTTTTCAATAACGACTTTTCAACAAGCGCCTGAATCTCTGCCTTGCTTTTGTTTAGGCTCTTTTGAACCTCTGCAACATTAAGGCTGAGATTGACGTTCATCTTACAAGTCGCCCAAAGTAAACAGGAGCCTTTTCAGATTCGCTAACAGTGTTGTCATCGTTGAAATCGTATTCAACACCGTCACGGATTGCAGCGGCTAATTCTTCTTCATATCGCGTCTTATAAAACGAGATCATGTTTTGGAATCTGTCACCATCAACCCAATTTGTCAGCTTTGGCAATGCGTGTTTCCATAAGACCAAATAGGCAGAAGCCTTAGTCCATTGCGATGCTGTCAATAGTGCTGCATCCATTTCAACTGATAACTGGAGTTTTGGATACCACTTTGCCCGCAGTTCACGCTCAATCTCGGCTTGCGCCAAGGCGTGCTCAGAGGAAAAAGAAGCAATGCCAAACGTCAGAATATCAGGAATGATCGCTGTCAGGTCTGAATCTGTACTGAACGCCATGATTGTTCCTTGGTTAAAGAAAACCCCACCTCGGATGAGGCAGGGTTAGTCCTTAATTACAGGCCAGCGTCAAAGTACATCTCAACGCCGAAGCTGTCGTCCAACTCGGCAACGCCGTAGGTAGCAGTGGCGTTCAATTCCCAAGCGCGGTTAGAAGCATCGCGTTGTGGCTCGATTGTGAAGTCTTTCTTCAAAGCCAAGGCCAAAGCGCCAGCAGTGAACACAGCACCTTTTGCATCGCCAGAACCGTCGATGGTCAAGTTGGCAGATTCAAAAATGTCGATGCCAGCGATAGTGCCAACATAACCAGAACGCATTGCAGCGTTTTGCAACTCGCCACCGTTGGGGTTAGCAAAGGTGTTAGTCAAGTTGGCCTTCAAGGCGTAAGTTTGATATGGGTGCAACACAGCAACGATGCGGCCTGTAGCCTTGTTAGCACGCAAAGTAGCAGCGGCTTGGAACAAGTAGGCAGCAGTCATCTCAGTGGTTGTAGAACCCAAAGAAGTGCTGAAACCGTCAAACAAAGCGATCAAGTC